GAGTAATGAAATTATTTTTTTTCGTTTGCTCTGCTGCTGTTAATGTCCCGCCAGTTAAAACTTTTTCATCAAGTTCGGCATTTAACATGACAAGATTCATTTCACGCTCTAACAGTTTATATTTAGAATCTTTTGTCCGCGAGGTTGGGACGAGCGTTTTAATTCTTTTTCCTGCTTCAGCATTAATACTAGATATTCTTTTTGTCTCTATTTGAGCCGCTGGAATATTCCATTTTAATCCGTCCCAAATATTTTTTGCATCATCGGGAGCAAAAGGCACCTCATTAGCTGATAAAGCTGCGCCGTCTGAGCCGCCCAAATAATTACCATTATTGTCAATGTAATATTTCATGACCATGCCCTCACTATTACTCTCCAATTTGCGTTTGTTAAACTCACTGCGACACCGGTATCGGCTCGAAAAAGTGTAATGGGGGTTGCAGCACTAGCATATTTAAGTAAAATATTTGTACTATTTAACCGTACAACTATTCCTCGACTTGTTGTGCCACCCGGATCGTTACCCGCTGGATTAATCACTACATCATCATCAACACTAAAACCATATTCTGCTGTCTTACATATTACTCTTATTTGAGCTAGTTCTGGAACCGCACCAAGCCCATGCGCTATAGTTAAAGAACCAGCGGAAGTTATAGTTTGTTCTGCGCTTATAAATCTAGATGTTAATGTTTTTAATGCTTTGCCGCCTGCTCCTTGAAGTTTTGATGGTGCGGTATCCCATGTTCCCGCTGTTGCCTGCGTGCTCTCTACAAAGCCGACAACTCGATAAGCTACGTTATTTCTTGCTGTTGCTGAATAAAAAACATTATCACTAGTAGATGCCGCGCTCATGATAACCGTGCTTATTAAGCCAGATTCATCGAGATTATTACCGCCTGTTTGATTGATTACCGCAAGCTCTACTGCCCCCGCGTTGTCAATCGCAACTAAAATTAATTTAGACTGAACTCCGTCGATAGTACCCAGTGTTGCAGTAGATGGAACAACTAACGACAAGTCGCTAAATGCTCTAGATATAGCTATGCCGCTGGTTAAACTTGAGCTTCTAAACTCCATCGTGTCAGCTTTTAATCCAAGCGTTAACGCGCTTGCTGAAACAGTCGCTGTGATTGATTTTACTTCTTTTTTAGTAGCTGATGATAATGTTTCAAACTCTCCAGTCGATGTTCTGTAGTTAAGCTCATAACGGATACCCGCAACAATTTCACCGCCGCCAGATGTATCTGTAATATTCTTAACGCCAAGCCCAGCAACGTTAACCGTAGAAGATCCAGTGTTTGTAGTTGCAGCTATAAAAATAACCTGCATATCTTCAGTGTATGAAGTTGCGGTTTGCTTCAGTCCGATAGTAGTCAGGACGTAGGCATTTGCAGATCCATTGTCCGTGTAAAAAGTGCCGTTTGCTACGTAGCCTGCAATACCTTTACCTAGTTGATTTAAGTCAGAGCTTGTTAATGTTTGCCCTAAGTTTTCAATTACGTTTTGTATTTCGCTCATAGGTTGCACAAATTCAGCAGCCGTTAAGTTATCGCCAGTAATTTTGTCGTTTAGATCTTCCATCGCTATACCTGCCTAAAAATTATGTTGCAATTTGCTGGTTTTAGTTTATTAAATAAACATTCCAAAATACTTATTTCTTCGCTACCAAAGGTAAACGGAAAAGTAAGCGGGAATCGACTTGATGCATCCACTGTGAAATCAACTACTATCGTAAAACGCGCATCTGTTGCCGAGTCGAAAAAAGTAAATGGAAATGTCATCGGGAATGTTGAGCCGACATCTATACCGGCATTGACGGTAACATCAACCCCAAATATATCGCCTAAACTTTCAAAATCATCAGAAGTTTGCACCCCTAATGACGCAAGCTTAATTAATATATTTTTCCGTCTTTCGTCCGTTGTTCCCGATATTTTAAAGCAATCATCTGGGATTCCAACAGCTGATTCCCACTCTTCAATAAAAAGAACTGTTTCATCAGGAAGATATTCTTTATCCAAGGTGACAAGATACCCTTCAGCATTAAATAATTCGCTCGCAATGCCAACAAGCAACTGCCTAAAATTAGAATTGTTTATTTTTTTTGCTTCAAACAATTTACCGTTTGGCATGTAATCAGCCAAGGCATCTGCGTGAGTTTCTTTGCTATGCTGAACAATCATGAATAAGTCACCGTGCCAAGAACGGCTATTTCTCCAGTGATTATTGTAATATCACCTATCGGAGTTGAGAGAGTAAATGAATTTAATCTTTGGCCTGTAGATGTGTCAACTGTATTTATAATTGCCGCTCGATATGAATCCTCATCGACTGACATACCGACTTCTGTCGACTCGGTATAAAACTGTTTTAGATTTTCAGTAATTGCATCACGCATAGTTGATGAATCTGGGAAAATGCTTGTAAATATATAATCAACTGTTATCGGAGTAGGCGCATTCACAACAACATCATCATCAGAAGTATTTGCCGGAGTAATTTCAAGTATCTTATCTTTTACAACAGTAACCTCTGAGTTTGAAGGTATTGAATTGTCGTCGTTATCACGCATAAAATAAACTTGTACGCGTCCGAGCTGGATTGATGTTGTTGCGCTAATCGTTCCGGTTGCCGGGGTTGCCGGAGTCCCGGACACAACATACGAAAAATTCATATTATCTATAACAATAATTGAGACGTTTGTGACATTGTATTCACTTTGATCTGCGCCGGTAACACTTGTCTTTTGACCGTCATCAAAATTATGTGCCGTTGCTGTCGTTGCGGTTGCTATTTGACCGCTTCGAGTAAGCGAAGAAATTGAAATAGTGCCAACTTCAGTGCCTGCCTCGTCAACAAAAACACGGGTTACGCCTGCAACTTCTTTAGCCTGGTCAATAATATCAGACGCGTTAAAATGCGCGACTGGTTCTTGAATTCTATCTATTGTTCTGCTCTGAAGAGAGTCAAGCGTCTCTTGATCTGTTCCGCCGCCCACTTCGCCATAATCAACACGAAGCTCATTATCAACACCGGTAATAGGTGACTGTAAAGTAAGTGATGCGTTAGCCTCAAGATTTTTATCTTTTCCCTCCAATGACGAGTCAATAGAGACAGATGCATTCGTGAAAGAGGCCGTAATTGTGCCGGTTGCTGGAGTAGCCGGAGTCCCAGAGACTTGATAAGTGAACTCGGTTAATGATGTTACTGTTATCTCAACATCTGTTACGTTGTAATCTGCCTCTCCCGCTCCGGCAATAGTTACGGCGACATTTGACGCTAGCCCGTGTTCGCTAATCGTTGTTGCTGTAGCCGTGGTTCCGGATCTAGTTATAGAGACAATAGATACTGAATTATCTGATATTGTTGCTTCTGTAGTAACTGAATACTCATTTGAGTTTGCATTTAGCAATGCTCCAACGATAATAACCGATCCTGCTGTCCCTGTTGCTACTGCTTTACCGCTTGATTTTGTCGCGGCTTGCCGTTGTTTGCCGTAAATATTCCCCCATCGTTCAACTTTATCAGTTAAAAATGCTGTATCTGGGAATAACTGCTCAACCGTTCTATTTAAGTCTCTATAGAAGTCGAATATGCGTCTGCCGACACCCGTTAATAAAGAGCTCAGCCAACTATTACTCAAATATGGATCTGAATCTGTTGCTTCTCGTGCAACATCAACTTTGAGATTGTTTTCAACCTCTTCTGATGACTCTGGCGTGTTAAGACTCATGTGAAATTTTGACCCGTGTTATCCCAAAGTGTAAATAATTTACGCTCGATCTTTCCGCTTGGTCGCTCAAGCACGACATTTATATTAATTTTTCCATTCCCAAATGTTGCGGTTGCCTCTGTTGTGACTGCGATACCGTCATCAACTAATGTTTGTAGCCCATTATTAACAACCGTACCCAATTCTGCAAGCATTGAAGTCGTTACGCGCTCCTGTTCAAACAGCCAAACTTTTGACCCCTGCTGAAAATCGGGCGTTGATTCGTTCCCTATCCATCCGCGTCTGAATTCGTCAATTGCAACTTCGCTACTATCTGCTCTGACCTCTTCGTATATTGCCATTAAAATAGTCGTATCTAATGATTGATCAACGGGGAGATCGCCATCACTTGTCCACGTAAAATCATAGTAGCCGCCATCTTGTCTGATAATTACATCGCTCGCCATTATACTACGCTGCCTGTGTTGCTTGTTCCAGTTTGCACGCCGCTATGTACATGCGTTGCTCCAATATCCGTTCCTGCTTGAGTCAGCGCACCAGCAACCGACATATTTGCAGCAGCAACAACATTCCCGGTGAGTGTTGATACGCCGCTTACTGTTAAACTGCCAGTTATTGTAACATCACCCGTAAGCTGTATCGCTGGGGCGGTGACAGTAGCTTGAACAGAAACATCTGCTTTTAAATTATTGCACTTTGCATTTATATCGCCGCTTGCTTCGATATCAATATCGCCGCTATTTTTGTAATGCGTCTTTGATTTGGTTGCCGGATGATAAAAAACAACTTCTCCAGATTCAACTTTAATCCTGCCGATGGGGTCGATGCCCATTAATATAGTGCCGTCATCTGTTAAATTAAGGGCTGACTGATTTGCTGGTAGATTGTAATGCATTCCATACGGCGCAGCGAAATAAGCATCCCCCGTTCTGCCGTTCATATTAAACTGAACAACGGGAAACGAGCCAGATTCATCACCGGGCTTTGTTGTATATGCTAAC